GCATCCCTTATGTCCGTTTTCGCGATCTAGACGCCCTTACCCTATCAAACAACATTATGATCTTGTTTTGTTGATCAATGTCGGTGCGTTTTGCCTGATGATGCTGTGTGCCGGTCATGGCATGGCTTGCACAGGCCGCGGCCGTACCTAGGATCATCCACGTCTAGCCCGAGCTCGGCAAGTTCGACCTTGCTGCGCGGCCAGTGGTCGGCGGTGTCTGGCATGCGCAGGCACTGTGCATCCTGATGATCTTCACATGTCGCATCACATCGGCATTGTCGGTCGCGATCGAGTACGCCTCGACGGAATCGCTCACGATGCGAGCGTCCGTATGTGCGCGACATGGTGCCTGCTCGACGATGATCGGACTCACGTCGAGCCTCGATGTCGTGCTCATCGCACATCGTCTGCCCACTGCGCCGGGTGCCACGAGGCTGGCCGCATGGGGGTACGTGCGTGCACGGGGGTGGTGGCTTCATCGGCATGGGGGTGGGTCATCTCTGCGCGATGGGGGTGCGTCGCTGTGGCCGCTTGGTGGTACGCGCCGTATCAAGATCACCGATGGTGAAGAAGTCGACGCGCTCGATGCGTCTCGCCGGCGTCACCTTGCCACGCCGAACCCACTGGCGCACCGTGTTCCGCTGCAGGAAATGCCGATTCGCATAGTCCGCGGCATTGATGAGTTGATCCTCTGCATAGTCAAAATCTCGGCGACGAATCACTGTCGGTCCATCTCTGTGCGGGTATGGATAGGGGTTGCCGGTATCGGGCGTCTATCGCCGTGCCGTGTACGTGGCTGGCGAATATCGGGCCTTTGTGGCCGTGCTTGATTTTGAAATGGTCGCGCCACACCAATTCACCATGCCACAGTTCATAGGTCATTCTCAGATTGCACAGTGCGACGTATTCGCCGATATCGGTCAATGGCACTGCGTCGACGCGGACGCGGACGCCGTCGGACGTCGCCACGATCAGAGCCATTCCGCAGGCGCCGCATTGCGACTGTTGCGCACGAGTCGATTTCCACCACGCCATATCAGCACCCGACATGCCTTTCGTAACCCTGCACGGCCAATTGTTCGGCGACGAGTTCGCCACAGCGCACGCAGTCGGTTTCGTTGCCCCACGGCCGGCGTGAATGCCGCTCCCACGTCTCCAGGATCCGCACCGGGAACATCCATACGGGCAGGTCAGGGTTGGTAATCGGGGCTCGCCAGCGGATGCCGATCCGCTGGCCGAGTAGCGCCTGCAGCGGCGCTTTCCAACGTGGGCCGTCGTCAAGGTACATCAGCGGCGCCCGCTAGCGTGGAATAGCCGCACGTGCTGTGACCTCGAATTCTTCGGCGTCCGGCGCCCGCCAGCTCGACGACATGATCTCGAATCGGGCGCAGCACCAGGGCGGCAGGTTGGCGAGATCGACGCGTCCGTGGCAGGGGCAGGTTTTCGGGCCGCGGGTTTTGCACGGCGGCGCGCATCGGCACGGGTACGGCTCCAACGTCATGATCGGCATCGTGATCTCGATGTCGCCGATGCGCTCGATGGTCGGCACGGAAGTGAGCGCCGCCGTTCCCGCGACGGTCCAAACGGCTGTCGGCGCGGCCGGTTTTGAGGGGGGCTGTTCGATCATCGTCGCCATGTTCCCGACCCTTTCCGATCTTTCCCACCTACGGTGCGGTGGGAAAAGATCAACTCGGGGTTTCCGGGAAAACGTGGGAAACAGTCGGAAAAGATCAACTTGTCACTCATCATCGCCCTCCGAGTCTGCCGGAGCGTGCGTCCACGTTCGTACGTGTGTATGCATATTCGATCGTCCTTCACGGCGGATGATCAGACACCCGGCCGACTCCAGCGACCCGAGCGCGGCGCCGAGATCTTCCGTGCGCGCCTTCATCGCCTCACGGATCTCGGTCTGACTCACGGCCCGGCCGCCCCGCTGCGACATCCACTCCGAAACCCGCTGCATGAGCACGGCGTTGCGATCGGCAAGCGGCTGAGGCTCGCACACTTCGAATTGGATATGCGTTTCATCCCGTGAGTCGACAATGACGTACGCCGCCTCCTGTGTTCGATCCGAGGCACGGAATGCGCCACACTTGGCACGTATATAGCCGGGCCGGTCTTTTCCGATGCGCATGCGAATAGCGCCCCGGCTTCCGCGCCCTAATTGCTCCGCCACCTCGACCGTGTAACCGGCGCCGTCGAGCCCGGCCATTTTCGCCTGAGCGCCGATGGCGAACCTTCCGCGGGTGTCCTGATTCTTGGTGACATGATCGATCAGGACAACAGCGGCGCCGGTATTCTGCGCGAGCCGTCGCGGAAATGCGCGGATCCACAATGCCACCTGATCATTGTCTTTCGACGATTCCACGCCGAACATTCCCATACCTTCGGTGACGCCGTCGATAATGGCGACGGTAAACGGATTAGCCATCATCATTTCGTACGCGGGCCGCTCGTCGAGTCCACCAGGGCGGGCGTCGGGCCGGATGTAGCTGAACAGTCGTTTGATCGTGTCGCCGGGCACACCCATGAGCAGTAGGCGGCCGGCAACCGTCGACGCGTCGGATTCGAAGTCCACGTAGAGCGCCGATTTGCCGGAGAGCAGCACGGTCGCGCACACGATCTGCGCAAGCAGCGACTTGCCGGATTCACTCTCCCCGTGGAACGAGTGCACGAGCCCGGGGTAGAGCAGGTTCACGCCGTCACGCCGCGGCAGGTGCGCCGGTTGCACAGGCTGATGCGTGCCGTCGAGGATCGGCCCGAGGTCAACGGGTAGCCACGTTGACGGCGGCGGCGCGTCATCGGCCACGCCGGGTGCTCCGGTGCCCGCTCCGAGCGGCTGAGCGGGCGCGGCGTACGGCTTGAGTAACGCCATCATCGGCGACGGTTCGTTGCCGGCGAGCTTCCCGGCGGCCGTGGCCATGCTGCCCCCGTGCTCCAAGTGGGCGTACGCGGCGAATTTCGTGTACTGCTGCTCCGGCTCGAACGTGCTCGACGTCGTGAACACCCACAGGCCGCCGGGATCGCCGGGTCCGTCGTCCGTCGTCGTCGCGGACACGCCGCTTTCCTTGCCAGGTCGACACCAGTAGGTTTTTCCACCGTGCTGGTACAGCTCACGCCATCCGTGGGGCGTGAGTATCTGCGCCCACGTATGCTGTCGGGCGAACACGTCGCCGGGTCGGTCGCCGTCGTTTGCCCCCGTGATCGCCGCGCCGACCGGCGACGTGTTCGCCATCGGCGCCATCTGCCGCACCGGCGCAGCGATGTGCAGGGAACGGCACCACACGTGAATCTCACGCCGCTGCTCAGCGGTGATCGTGGCAATCGTCGCCGGCGACCCCCACCGCTGCACCCACGGCCGCTGACCGTACGGCCCGGCAGGATCGGACGCTTCCGCGCGGGTCGGCGCGACAATCACATACCCGCCTTGACCGCGGGTCTCGATCAGCGTCCGTTTCGGCGTGAGACCTTTCGCCGCGTTGTCGCGCTCGGCGGCCGTCCACTCATTCGGGCGGGCCGGGCGACTGGCGAGCTTGGTGTTGCCGAGCGCCGGAGCATCGGACACCCGGTAGAAAAGATGCAGCCCGTTTTTCGGCGACTCCTCGCCGTAACCGTCGACAACGGCCTGTAGCCCGGGCACGTTCGGCAGCGCCGCCTGCAGCGCATCCCACAGCCCTTCGCGAACGGCGAGACCTTCGAATTCGAGCATTTCGAGGTTGCCGGACGTGGCCCCACAGATAATGGCGATGCCGGCGTCGTCGGAGATCAGCGGCGGAAACTCCGGCCGCTGGTTGATCCACTGGCGCCATTCGCCGTACGGTGCCTTGCTGCCGTCGAGCCTGATCGGTATGGGCGTGCACCCGGCGGCGTACCAGGTGAGCGCGGCGAGTGATTCGGGTGAGCTCATCGGCGCTCGCATTCCATGCTGTCGATATCTGTGTGTACGGACAACGTGACCCCGTCTCGCACGGAAACGGGGTCACGGCTTGGTGCGATGGGTGTGGCGTTCTACTCGGGCAGCTGACCCCAAGCGGTGATGACGCGCCAGGCGCTTGGCTGCATGGTGGTGGGGACGACGAGTCGGTACCCGTACAGAAACTCCGGCAGCTCGGTGGTCACGGGCGCGTTCCAACGGTAATGCTCGGTCCTTTCGCGCACGATTTCGTCGGCAACCAGCTGGCCAACCTCGACCATGCCGGATGTGCAGCCGCGCCGCGCTTCGCCGACGGCATCGAGAATGACGCTGAGAACGTTCACTCCGGCACCTCCCGCCACTCGCTGACGCCGAACCGGCCGAATTCGATCTTGACGGTACCGTCCGGGCTGGCTGTGACATCGAATTCATGCGACGCGAGGTATTTCTTGGCGTGCCGCGATGTTGCCGCGGCAACCGCCCTGAGCACGTCGACATCGTCGTGTGCGCCGCTGAGTACGGTCCGGATGATGTGCGGGCCGCCACCGGGCGCGTTCTGTGACCGGCCGATGCTCTGCATGATGATCTCGATGCGGGTCACGGGGTCAACCCACCGGGATACTGCGTGGTCGGCGCGCAGCGTTCCCACCGGAGCGAGTGCATGCCGGTCCCGTCGAACGCTGCGCCGTAGCTGCGCCGGATATCCATGCTGACGGTCGGGGCGAGCTTGACCGTGACGCATCCCTCGATCATCGACATGATGGCGCGCGCCATGTTGACCGAGTTGAAATGCTCGTTGTCGAGCTCGACGTTGAACGGCTCTCGACCTTCGACCCGCACGACGTACGTGGAGGTCGGCCGCGGGCCCGGGCCGTTGCGCTGGGCTCTCATGCCGACTCATCGTCAGGCTCGGCGGTGACGGCGAGCGAGTTGGAATACTCGGCGCGCTCGCCATGATCGAATTGGCTGCAGCCCCATCGTCCGCACGACGAAAACCCAGTCGCGTGACTCTCGCGCTGATGACGCGAGAACATCTCGGCGAGCGCGTCGACGTGTGCGTCGACCTTGGTCAGCGACTCAGCTGCAGCCGCCTCGATGCCGTCACGGCCGGGCTCGACCGGCGTCTCGTTAACGGGCTGGACTTCGACCGGATGCGCCGACCGGTGGCGTGCCGGTTCCATTCGGTTGTACAGCGCAACGCTGCGACGCAACGTGTCGCGGTCGGTCGCCACAAACTTCGTGCCGTCTCTGGTGTACGCATGAAACGGCCCGTCCGGCGATGAGCCGTAGACGCGGACGCCTTCCGGCTTGGTGCTGTCGAGTGGCGGGTCGGCGTTTTTGTTGTCGAACGCGATGAGCGCAGCCTTGACGTGCTCGCGGAGTTGGATAAATTCCTCCGCTATCACAGCCTGCCGGGCGAGCAGGGTATTGATGTCCATTGCCCGCCTCTTCGACTCGCTGAGCATGGTGTTTTGTTTGATTCCGAGCTGCCGAAGATCTTCGCCCAGATACGGGAACTGATCTTGCAGCATGGCGAGCGCGATGCGCCACATGCGCTGGTCTCGCTTGGTCTTAAGTTTCATCGTCTGTCCGATCTTGGTGTGTGTGCGGCGGTGAAAGTGGCGGCCGGGGCAGGGAAGAGAGCCACCGGCCGCCACGCTATCGAGGGGCTCAGCCCTGGTACTGCTGCGGGTACTGCTGCTGTTGCATGTTCGCGTACGCCTGCTGAGCCTCGGGCGCGCCCGGGCCGACGATGCCGGGCCGATACCCGCCCGGCACCTGCTGCGGCTGCTGCTGACCGTACGGGGCAGCCGGGTACTGCTGCTGTGGCGGCTGGCCATAGCCCTGAGGTGCCGGAGCGTACGCCTGCGGCTGAGGCTGGCCGTAACCCTGCGGCTGGCCGTAGCCGGGCATCGGCTGCTGCCCCTGAGGTGCCGGAGCATACTGCGGTGGCACGTTCGGCACGCTCTGCATGGCCTTGAGCTGCTCATCGGTTCCGAGTTCCGCCTGCCAGTTCGGCCGCCGGGTCACGAAATCATTCGCACGCTGCACACTGGCCGGATTCTCCGACTCGTCGTTGAGCATGAACGGCGCCGAGTTGCTGCCCCGGGCCGTGCCCTTCGTCATGCGGCCAAGAACCGGCTCGCCGATCTGCCGGGCAAGCCCGGCGGCGAGAACCTTGCCACCCCACATGACGCCGATGAACGTCTTGCCGGGTGCACCGTCGGCGCCGACGCCGTCGAGGTCGACAACGTTCACCTGAATCGCGTCGGACGCCGGCTTAGCAGCTTCCTTGACGCTGCCGTCCGGGTTGAGCACCTCGGCGCGCGGCGCGAAGAACGCCGGCAGCAGAGCAACCGGGTAGACGATGAGCAGCTTGTTGGCGAGGTCGGTTGCGGTCACACGGTCGCCGGACGGCGCCGCCTGAGGCTTCACGAACGACACCGGGCCGGGCGCGGGCGCGGGCGCGGGCGCCTGCTGTGGCTGGCCGTAGCCCTGCTGTGCCGGGTACTGCTGCGGTGGTGCGTACTGCGGTGCAGGCTGGCCGTAGCCCTGCGGGTAGTTGGGCTGCACTTGGCTTGCCCCTCTCATTCGATGGTTGGCTGTGGCTTCTGCCGTTGCCGTTCCCCGGGCAGGATTCGAACCTGCGCCCACCGATTTCTAGCGGCCGTTTCGGCGCTCTGTCCACTGAGCTACCGGGGAAGATCATTTAGATATCCGTCAATCTGACCTTGATCTTTGCGACCGCCTCGTCGATCAGGTCACGCAGGTCGAACAGATTGTCGACGTCGCTCATGACCTGCGTGGATAAGCTGGTGACGGCGGCCGGCGAACCGTCCGGCCACGCAACGTCTGTCATCTCGGCAATGACGGTAACCCGTACTCCGATCACTTCGGCCACGATCCCCATGCGTGCATATCGCCGAGCGCGTGCGTCATGTCGAGATCGGGTAGCGCCGTCATCTCGACACGCAACGGGCCGTCGGGCCGCTGGAGCTCGGCGAATTCGAGCATCGAGTGCACGTCCTCAGCGTCGGCGTAGCCGTTGTTATACGCCTCTCGGGCGCTGGCCGTGCTCATGTCGAGGCCGCTCCAGCGACCCATGATGAACGCCATGATCGTGCATCCGATGCCGCATGCCGCGACGACGTACAGCAAGATCATAAGCATGTTGTTGGTCATGTCTTCCCTGCCTCTATCTGCAATGTGTGACAGCTACGGACACGAGCATACTCAACATGCACCAGCCGTCAAGCGCCCGGATGTCACGGCGTCACGCCACGCGGGCCCGTGCCCCGCTTCGCCGCGGCCTGATACTCACGGCCACGGTCGCAGCTGAACCGCGTCAGCGGCGCCAGCGGCGCGTAGAACGGACAGAAACCACAGCCCTTGCCCGGCGTCGTCAGGATGATCGCCGGGCCCGCTTCCTCGGTACCGATCCACGGCTCATCTCGGGTTGCTGCGTCAACCCGCGTACCGACATCGCGCAACATGTCGAGCCGGGCAAGCGCCGCCGTGGCATTGGCGAAATCGGGCTTCCGCTCGATCACCAGCAGTCCATCGAGGAAACCCGACCGCGGCCAGAGCGCCAAGTTGACCGAACGCACCTCATAACCGGCGCGCTGCCAACCGAGCGCGTACGAGTCGATCTGTACCCCGTACTTGCTGCCCGGCGCCAGCTTCTCCGCCTTCACCGTACGGAAACTGTCCGTCCCGAGCACCTTGTGATCGTAGATATCCACGATGCCGGAGCCCGGCGAGGTTTCCGTCGCCTCAGTCCACTCGACATCAGCAAGATCCGTTGATCCGCTGATGTCGTCGCTGACCCACACCCGGCGCTCCAGCAGAAACCGCTCTCGGCCGATCGACATGTTGACAGCCTCGAACACCTCGGCCAGCTTCGCATGCACGGCGGTACCGACGAACGACGCCCACGGGTCCGGTTGGTTCACAGCAGGGAAACCGAGCAGCTTACGCAGCACCCGGGCGTCGCACGGGTCGCCGATCTCCGACGGGCCGATAGCCGCCTGCAGCGTCCGCGGATCAGCGGCCGCGTATGCCCGCACCGACGCCATCAGCATCTCCCGCTTCGCGGCCAGCTTCGGCGCCACCGCGTTGCCGTCCCTATCCGTGATGACCGGCGCCGCGAACCGCACCGGTGCATATTCCTCGCGACGTGGCGTCTCATCAGCAGGCGACGCTGTGCCCTGAGCGAGCGCGAGAGGATCGGCGGTGCGCGCAGCCGACTCGACAGCGGCCCGCACATCAGCGGCCGGCTCAGGACAGTTCAGGTGCCCGGGCTGGCCGCAACGCCGGCACGTGTCGGTGCGCCGGGCTTCCGCCATCTCGGCAATGAACTGATCATTGGGCGTGTACGACAGCCGCGCGGGCATGTGCGCCAGGTCGGTACCGAGCGCGGAAATACGGGTGCCGCGATCCATCGCCAGAATCACGCCCGGCGGAATGTTCGGATCCTCGACGATTTCCATGCCGGCCGCCCAGTTCGGCGGCGTGGCCGTGGCCGCACGCTCCGCCCGCTGCTCGGCGGTGAGCGCGCGATTGCCGATCGCGTACCCGGTGGCAAGCTCGCTCTCGGCGGTAGTGATCGCCGTCCGCATCTCGTCGAGGTTCTCCGGAAGCGGAGCCGGCGACCAGTAAACGTAGCCATCGGCGGCCTGCTGAGTCATCGTCGGCGCAGCAGGCGGAGCCTGGTTGGTCGACGGCACGATGGACAGGCTGACGCCGGCACGGTTGCGCACCGAGTCCGCCGGGTCGCCGGTCAGGATCGCGCGCTCACCGTGGAAAACGAAATGCGAGTCCGGCGCCCAACCGCAACAGCCCGGCGCGTTCAGCGGCGTCATGCACGGCTCAGGTGCGCGTGTGTTGGCGCTGGCCGCAACCTGCCAATCAAGGTCGCGCTCATCGACGTGAATCGGGGCACGGAACACCACCGGCGCCGTGCGGAGCTCGCCGGCAGGGTCCGGCTCCAACCAGTCGCCTTGCAACGGTGCACGAAATTGGATCATTGGTGTCTCGCTTCGGGTAGGAGATGCACGGGGATGCATCCGGTAATGATCAGTTCGTTGATCGTGCGGGAACCGAAACACGTCTCGGCCGCCAGGTGCGCGGAGAGCAGGCGGCCAGCTTGAACCACTTCCGGGAGGTGATCGGCGCACGCATGCGTCGAGACAAGCCCCCATCCGTAATCTTGCGTGTCCTCCACCATCAGGTGATACACGGCATCCTGTGGGCAGCGCGGGCCGTAGCCGTCGACAGAGTCCGTGTGGCCGCACCGCGTGCCCGCTTCGTTCTCATCCATCGGCCGGCCGATGCCATGCGCGAGCGGCATCACACAGGATCGCAATACGCCATCAGAACCCCCGCCGCACGACGTGATTGCACGGGGTCGACCGGACGATGGAAAACCGCTGAGGCTTCCGCCCGGCACTGAGCGAGCCGGGCAACTCCACGATCTCTGTGTGCAACCCGAGCACGACAGCGAAACACTCGACCGTACCGCCGCTGCTGTCATCGATCGGGAACCGGCACACAACACGCGTGGTCGCATCCTGCTCGGCGTAATCGCCGCACTCGCACCGGTGCCGACCCACATGCCCGGACGGGTTCGGCGTCGCCGTCGCCAGGCCGTCCGGGTCCGGCACCTCGACCATTTCCCGCATGCACCAGTGCAGCGTGCCGGGCTTGTCCTTCGGCGGCGCCATCTCGCCCCACGTCACGCCGCACCGCTTCCCCCGGTAGCCGCGTTTGGTGTGCTCATCGAACAGCTGGCGCTCATCCTTGCCGACGTTGTAGTCAAGACCGGTGATCGGTGTCAGGTTCAACCCCTCAGGCATGGGTACCCACCTCCGCTTTCCGTGCGCGGGTCTTGCGGGCCGGCTTGCCACCGGTGGCCGTGGCCAGTGCGGCGAGATGCGTCGCCGGCAGCTTCGCGAGCGGGCAGTTGACGAGTGCGGCGGCGAGCGCGGCGCAGACGGCGGCGTCGGCGAGGTTGTCGTCCCCGCCGGTTTCGAACATCGGGAACCGCCGGGCAACTGCGTCGATCATGGCGCCCTTGCCGGCGTTGCCCTTGCCGGTGGCGTACACCTTGAGCACGCTCGGGGGGATGAGCAGCACCGGTATGTTGCGTTCGAAAAGCGCCCTGAGCAGGGAAAAGTAGATGTACCCGCGCTCGAACAGTCCACCGGTGGCGGCCGGGCCGGCGACGGTGGCGCGTTCCATCACGATCGATCGCGGGTAGACTGGGCCGGTGCTCACCTCGGCCGAGCCGATGGCAGCCCGCACGATGTTTTCGACCAGTAGATCCATGGTCGAGATGGCTTCGCCGGCGTTCATGGTGGTGAGCCCGGTAGCGCCCTTGACGTAGCTGAACGTGCGCAGTATTTCCGGCAGCGGCTCGGACGGGTCGGGTGACACGTATTCGAGACCGTGCACGCGAACGATTCCGGTTGCGGTACCGGAGAGATCGATCCCTGTGACATGCATGTGCGGCAATCCTTTTCGGGTAGATGGTGCAGTTGTGGAGATAACCTCCGTTATGCGCGTTACTCGGGCGCGATCATTTCTATGATCGGATCGTGTGGGTACGCGATCACGACTTGCTTGCCACAGCCCCATGGGCATGGCGCGAGGTGCGCTGTCGCAACGCGGCGATTCGGGTCTGCGATCCAATGGCCGCAAATCAGAATCGCGAAGTGTGTTCCGACCATAATTTGCATTATTTGTCCCATGTCGGATTGTCGGCATACCAGCGACGAGCGTCCGCCATGCCCGCGCGGTGCGCGGCCGAGAGAACGCCCTCCCGGTAGCCGAGCTTGATGCGCGTTCTGATCTCCATCGGCAACCGGAACCAGCACCGACGGCACGCGTACTGATGAGACGGCACGCCCGGGTGCCCACAGTGGCCGGGGCAGGTGTGCCCCGGCATTACGGTCCGCTCCCGATGACCTTGCCGGACCTGTCCTTGCACACGTGCGGATGCGCGACGCCGGCCGCGCCGACCCACGTGCCCCCGGCGGCTCGGCAGTCCTTCGCGTTGCTCGGGTTCACCGGCGTGCCACAGTTCGCGGCCAGGCCACCGACGCCGAGCAGCACGATTAGCGTGGCAATCACGATCGAGCTCAAGCAGTCAACCCGGCGCTTATGCTCACGCTTCGCTTTTGGGAACCGCCCGGCACGCTCCGCGTTCGGATTCCAACCCATGATCTTTTACCGTGCCTTTCGTGGTTGCGGCGCCCGGCGAGCCGGCAGCGCCGTCGTGAAACCGTCCAACTGACGCCAGCGCTCAGCACACGGCTTGCACATCAGCGTCACCTCGCCGTTGAGCACCCGTCGGTATCGGGCGTGCGTGGTATGACCGGCGCCTACGGTGCCGTTGCGCGCACGGTCGTACTCCAGCCTCACACCCTCAGAGCAGGGCTGTGGCACGCCGTAGTACGGCGACCACGCCGGACGGGTTTTCAAGCTGGAGCGGACAGCTGGCGGCCGGGCCGAGCGGCGCTTGACGCCGGCGTCCGTCAGGCCGAGCCCCTTGCCGACCGGCGTCGGCTCGATCTCGAACAGCGGCGCTGTTTCCATGCCGAGCCCGACATGCGAGGTGCGCAACGCGCCTATTTTCCTTGGCATCAGAGCTCACCAGCCAACCGGCGCCGGTCCCACTCGGCCAGAGCATCACGGAGCCCGATGTACGCCGAGCTCCCGACCCGGCCAGCCTGCGGGTCCTCACGCATGCACTGGCCGAGCCTCTCGATCTTCTCGGCGAGCTCACCCTTACTCATCGTCGTCAACCTCGCAGCCGTCGTGAACCGCTCGACCATCTTGCATCCTGATCTCATCACCTTCATCGATACGGTCATGGCACTCACCGCACCGACCCTCGAATGCCGCCGTGAATACGGGGCCGGCCGAGTTTGTCACATACCTTGGCGGCTGAAACTCCGGCATCACGGGCGCATCGACTGCTCGGCAAGGCGCGGCAGGTACTGGATAAGGATGTCGGTGCTGTCCGCAGACACGCCGACGGCGAGCCATCCGGGCGGAACGTCGAGCCCGGCACGCAACACCCGGACATCGCCGGGCAGATCAACCTGTACATGCCGCTCCGGCAGCTCGACGGTGGTGGTCCGGCTCATCCGCCGCTTTGCCCTGAGGCACAGCGGGTAGCCCGTGATCAGCCACAGGCCGCCGGTGCAGAATCCGGCGATCATGTGTTTGGTGTACCAGCCGATCGATATCGGCGCGGTGGTGACGAGCGTGCGACTCATGCTGTGACCAGCTCTCCATATGCGTTGATCTTGCCTTGGTGGAAACGCTTCGCCGATCGACGACGCTGCGCCGGGGTCTCACGCCGCGGCCCGGCCGCGGGGATCGCAAGGAACTGCTCCGTTGTCGTCCGGGTGCCGGCCGCCAGAGCCCGGCGGTGCAGCTCGACCTCCCGCGCGTCGCTGTCCCGCATCACTTGCGCCAGATACACCCATCCGACGCCGGCGTGCTGGAGCATCCCGCGCTTGCATTTGGCCCTGGCGAGCTCCAGTCGATCATCGAGCGCCGCGAACTCCGCGGCCGTCTGAGCTTCGATGATCTCCAGCTCGCTCGGCCAGTTGAAATCCGGAACGCCAGGTGCCAGCAGGGAACCGGGGCCGACGGACTCAACCTCGGCGAGAGGCGACCAATTGATCGTGGCGCCCTTGCTGCGCTCGTTGTCGAGCTCCAGTGCGGCGGCCAGCGACTTGCCGTTGGCTTCCCATGCGTGCGTTTCGTCGAGAACGGTGAACGCCGGCCGAGCGCCGCGGTTGTCGTCGGGCTTGATGTAGTCGGCGGCATCCGGCGACATGGTCGGGTGCCATCCGGTCCGATCCGTTCCCGGCCGCCAGCCTGCTTCCCTGAGACGCTCGAAGTGCACACGCTCGAACAGTGCGAGATCGGCCGCGGATGTATCCGCAAACACGCTGCGCGTGGGAGGCGAAACGATGGCGCGGCCGGCAGGCAGGTACGCGCTCGGCGACAGTCGCTCAGCCGCCTGATTCCGTGCCACGGCGACGGCTGTGCGGGTCGGCGTGCCGAACCATGACCAGGCGGCCACCATGATGAGCACGAGTGCCACGCCGGAGACGATCATTGCCTTGGTGTCCATTTTGTTCTACTCCTGTCGTTATCCACAACCTGTGTATGAACCTGTGCACCGTGTACGCTGCGCCTAGATCCTTGGTGCGTGCGGCGCCTTAGTGGATTCGGGTGATGGCGGCCGGTTTCGGGTTTAGGGTCCCGAGCCGGCCGCGCCCGTTAGTCGACAATGCTGCCGTACCGATCGAGCGCCCCCGTCGCCTTGCCGTACGCGATGATCTTTCGCTCGTACCAATACGGCACCATCACGCTGCGACCCGATTCCGGGTCGATCGCGTAGCCGTCGGCGTCCGGGAACGCCACCGCGGCCACGCCGAGCCGGGTACGCCGGATAGCTGACTCCACGGTCGACAGCTTGAGCCCGAGCCTGCCGGCGACAGCACGTTTGTTCAGCGCCTCGCCGGTCCCGACCTTGGCCACCGGCCATGCCGTAATTGCTGCTAGCGGTGATGTCATGGGTGTTGCCTCTCGCGCTTCCGGGTGAATACTGCACGTTCAACGTACGCTATTCCTTGCTGCCGTAGCCGAGCTTGCGGCCGACCGCGGCGACGGCGTCCAACGCATCCTGGTAACGCTCCAGCCAGCGGCTAGCGGCATCCTGAGCGTCCGAGCCACGCTGTCTGTGCATCTTGTAGGCGTACTCAAATAGCGACTGAAATTCGAGCTCATCGCGCTCACGGTTCTCGGCGTACGCCAGCGACTCATCGTTGCGGCGGCCGTTCTCGACCTCGGCGGCGTACGCGTCGCAGAACACCATCTGCCAGTCCGTGAGCTGGTAGTCGTATTTCTCGCGCCAGTCGGCGAGCTGGCCGCCCTGGGCGGCCAGAGCCTCACCTTCGCGACGCTCGACGTGCGCCACCATGTACGACTCGAACACCTCGAAGCACAGCGCCGCCAGGCCCAACTTGGCATCGCGCGAGCACCGGGTCTTGGTGCCGAACACAAGATCGCGCATCAGCGGATACGAGATGTCATAGCTGGCCTTGAGCTTGGCCGCTTGCGCCGGGTGAATGCTCTCCAGCGCTTCGAAGTTGTCAACGGTGAGGTTGGCCAGCTTGACGGCGCTCATCTTCATGTAGGCGTCTTGCTCGATTCCGGTCATTTCGCGCATCGTTTCCTCCTGTGTCATGGTCAACGGGTGCACACTCACTATGCACCATGCATGGTCAGTGTGCAACCTCCGGACACAGAAAAGCGGCCGAGCCCCCAGACTCGACCGCTTCCCTAGCTGCGAAACCTTACTGCGAGACGCTGCCGTCGACCGGCGCACCGTCGACCGGTACACCGTCGACCGGCGGAGTGTCGCCACCGTCCGCAGGCGGGGCAGGCTGCAGTGCCGCGAGCGCCGCCACGTCCGCCGCATCGATCGCGTCGATACGGTTCAGCGCATCCTGCGCCGCTGCGGCCTGCGTGTCCGTCAACGTGCCACCGTTGTTCTCGATGTCCGTGACGGCCGCCAGCAGCGCAGCGTCGTCCGTGCCGAGCTGGTCGAGCTTGACCCCTGCACCGTCGAGCAGATCCTGAATCTTCATGATGCGGTTTTCCTCTCGTCGCACGATCGGCAACAGCCGATCGAGCTTGTCGCTAACCCTGAGCAACAGCAACAGAGTCACGTCGGATCGATCCATCGTGGTCGCCCCTCAGGTGATGTGCCTCGACCCTAGCAGGCTCTACGGCAGGCGGCGCGCGAGGAAAGTGAGCTCCGCATGCGCAGCGTCGATCAGCATCGACGTGCCGTAGATCGACACCGGGAACGGGCCGAACCCCCACACGGCCGCGGCCGGAACCGATTCGGGTACCGTCACCGTCTGACCCTCGACCACCGTCAGCGGATTGAACGTCACATCGTGCGCCGTGCTGCCGGCGTTCGTGTTGTGGACGTCGACCACCGTGCGGCCGTCGTTCGCCAGCACCATACCGTCGGCGACGTTGCCGGCCGCGGCGGACAGGCCCGACACCACCAGTTTCGACGCGCCGCGGCCGTACGTGCCGACCGGGATAGCTGTTGCCGTCATTGCTCCGACCTTTCCTCGCGTAGGTGCCGACGGCCGCGCACCAGCGCATCGGTCAGCAGGGCATATTGTGCGCTCAGCATAGCGACCATGTAGCCGTACACCGACGCACGGACAATGTCACGAGCAGGGAATCCGCGCCCGATGAACGTGGTCAGGATCGCCAGCGTGAACACCAGCAGCTGCGACGTGTTCATGAGCACCAGCCACCATGATTCGAGCGGGCGCCGGGCGAACCGGTACCGCACCGCCCATAGGTAGTGGCCGAGGAACAGCAACGCGAGCACGGCTCCGGCGATTTGCTCGCCGGCGACGATGGCGCCGGCCATCAGGCACCTCCCCGCATCGCCGCGCGCAGCCTGTCTGCGAGGTGGTTTTCATCGTTCACACGTACAAAATACCTGGCAAGACCCACCGACTGTGTACGCGCACTATCGGCTGTGGATCTTTGGTCGGCTACCGCGGCCCGTAGGTCATGGAGCTCGGCCCGTTCGTCGTCGGAGATGACCGGCTCATCGATATGCAGCAGTCTCCGGAGAAACGTCATGGTCCGACACCCACCTTGGGCAACGCCTCGACGAGTCGCTGTGTGGTCTCGGCAGCGACCAGAACCTTGGCCAGTGAATCGGCCGTGATCTTCCCCGTGTCTATTTGATCTTTGAGGATCGTGACCACCTCGGCGTTGTGGTCGCGCTGCTCACGTAGCCGGTCATCGTACGATCTGCGTTGCCATCTGACGATGCCGAGCACGAGAATGAAAACAATCAACCATGGTGCGCCGGTGGCCGCTATCTGCGGTGCCGCGCTACTCCACCAACCCACCGGCGCCCCCGTTCGATTTAAGCCTTGAGCCGGGCCGCTGCGTCGTCGTTCACGGCCTTGGCGATTGCCGCCAGCGTAGCGGCATCCATCGGCGCCGGTGGCACGGTGGTCGTCGGAATCTTGGCGACGGCGGCCTTGATAGCGTCGAGCTCCGTCTTGAGTGCGGCGTTGGAGTCGCGCAGGTTGTAGACCAGCTGCCAGACGTCGCCGAGCGCGAAATCGGCTTTCGTCGTCGGATTCGTGGCGTGGTCTGCGCGCTGTGTCGGATTCGCAATGGTGTCGGTGTCCCACACGGTTTGTCCGTCGGCGGTGGTGATTGCCATGTCCTGCCCCTCAGTGATGATCGCCAATAGTTGATCTTTGGTGCCGCGAAACGCGTTCGCGTCGCACGTCGTCAGTCCGGCGATGATGGCGCCGGAGCCGTACTGGAGCAGCGTTGGAGTCTGCCCGCTGTACGCCGCCCACCCGGCCGAGCCGTTGCCCGGGTAGATCGACTTGAATGCGCCCTTGGGATTCGACCCGTAGTTGGCATTCCACAACCGGTGCCCGAGACCCGTGAGGGTGTCGCCGTACATGCCGTGACTGGCGTACGCGAGCACCGGCCTGCCGGTGGCCGCGACGACAGCGTCACACCAGGCCTTGACGTATGCCGCCGACGGTTTGCTGCCACCCTCGATCTCGGCGTCAGCCTGCCAGAACCAGCCTGGAAAAGTCCGCCACCAGGGCACGCCGGCGTCAGCGACGGCGACCATCTTGGCGACCTCAGCCGAGACACTGTCGCTTCCGTGCAGAAACCAGTAGCCGCCGAGGATTTCGATGCCGGCCGCCCGCGCCGCGGCGAGCGCACCAGGCGCGGTCGGGTCGACGTTGCCGGTTCCCTCGCCAAGCTTGTGTGTGAAAAACTCGATGCCCTCCGCGGCGGCCTTGGTCATGATGGCGGCCGTGAGCGTGCCATCGTAATGCGATGCGTCCCACCCGTACGTGACGGCGGTGGAAACGTTCGGCGATGCTGTGCCGATGGCGAGCGGTGACATGATCCGAGGCTATCGCGCGTAGCAAGCGAGCCCGGCCGCCAGGCAACCGGATGCGACGCATAGCACTATGCCGACCGCGGGCGCGCCGAGAGTGGCCAGCGCGAGCCCGGCGACGCCGAGCGCCAACACGGTGAATCCGATGAGCTCGCGACGCGCCTTTTCCTTGCTCGCGGCGCGACGTGCGGCGGCGTACGAGGGTCGGGTGATGGTCTGCATGATCGTGTCCTCTCGGGCGATTCGATCCGCCCACGGTAGCACGGTGCACACTCAACATGCACAAACGGCACTGAGACGGCCGCTGATGCAAGATCCGTTCGCACCTACCCAGCCATACCGGTAGGTGCACGTTCGCCATGCACCGTGGACTTATACATACTGTCAAGTAACATAGCCATGTTTTGCCAGCCCACCACGAAACCGACTACAGACGGTGACTAAATCTGTCCGGCCACGTCCGAGTACATCGCCACCGGCGACACGCCACCATCGGCGCCGAACACATACCGCCCCGACGTCACAGCCGGCGTCGGCGACGGCAGCACGAGACCCATGCGGTAAAGCCGGCCGCCCTTGCCGCCAGCATGAGCTGGCAAGGAAAGGCCGAGCCGGTACAACTTCCCGCGCTTCGGCGGCGCAGCCTGAGGCAGCACCAGCGCCGAACGGTAGAGCCGGCCGCCCGGCGTGCCGGAGCCTGCCGGGCGCAGAGCAACCGCCTGCCACGTGAATTGATCCGTCGAGCTGCTGACCGTGATTGTGCGCGACTGCGCGCCGGTGCTGAGGTCGCGGCCCGAATCCCACACACCCGCTGTGTAGTCGAAGCCGGACACGGCGAGCGAGGAATGCGCGTACTCGCTCACATCGGAGCCGTCCGAATTGGCGAGAGTCTTGCTACCGAACGCATGCCGCGACATCGTCATATGCCACAGCCACGCATCCGAGGTGACGGTGGTCAGACCCAGCGTCGCACTGGCCGCGGCCGGCGTCACGCCGCCGCTAGCCTCAGCGTCGATCTCCGTTGTCGTGTCCACACCCGAAAACGCCTGCGCGACGATAAACCCACGGAAACCGGCGCCGAGCGCAACCGAGAACGTCGACGCTGCCACCTCGGTAGACGTGGCCTTGATCTTCCACACGGCCGAGCGCATCGTGGTGGTGGTGGTGTCCGTGCTGCCCACCTGCGAGAAGCCCGACGGTGGCGTAAACGTCGCCGTCGTGCCGAGGTAGCACACACCGATGAGTAGGCAATCGTCGACGGCCAGCCCGGTCGGTTTGCTGGTGGTGTATGTGCTGGTCGCGGTATCGAACGCCGCGCCCGTAGCGGTACGAGCACCGATGCCGGTCATGGATTAGCTCGCAGCCGTCAGGATCGCCTCAACGCGAAGATTGTCATATGTCGTCACCGCGGAAAGGTCGGACGTCGTAATGGTGTGCGTGATGTCTGTCGGATCCGCGGTGACGGTCTCCGTCCACGTCGAGCGCAGCGTAGTCCCCTCGTAAACGTTGATCGTCCACGTCGTCGACGTCGTGCCGGGGTCGAGCCCGAGCGTGTATTTGGCCTGCCATCCGACTTTGGTGCCGGGGTCGGCGCCGGTCGAGTGCTTCGCGTTGTAGTCGCCTGTGACGATGAACTCGACGTAATCCGTCAGGTCAACGGTGCCCGTTTCGTCGATATTCGTGTAGAGCGTGGAATTGTCCGACACACCCGTGACGTTCGTCTTGGTAATGTCCGCGATCGGGTGCAGCCACTGCGTCGTCGAGACCGGCGACAGCGCGACCACCATCACCGCCGTGCTGCCGGGCGTGCCGTTGACAGTCCACGTTCCGCCCGCCACGGTGCCGGCCGATCCGCCCGCGATCTCGGCGACAGCGATATCGCACTTGCCCGTGCCGGTGGCGAATATCGCCTGCTGACGTGTGGTGTAGCCCGACGGTGGCGTGTAGACGCCGGCCGACGCGATGCTGTTCTTGTTACCGATGATCGACAGCACGACGGTGCCGTCAACGGTGGTGGTGGCGTTCGGCCCGGCGAACGTCGTTGGCGAGCCGGTTGAACTGTAGGTGGTCGGCGTCGGCGCCGCGTTGATCGTGTTCGCGAGATCGTTGTCTCGGTAGATCAGCGCCACCACGCCGATCTTGCATGAGACCGCCGGGGTGATCGCCACGGCCACGCCGACATCCGACGATGGCGAGCCCACCGTGCCGGCCGCCTCCTTGGCGTACCACGCGACGTGCTCGGTGCTCGACGGTGATGCGTCGACGCGCATCGTCCAACCGACCGGCAGCGACTCGCTGACAGCGCCGACGGATACGGCGATATAGATCATGTCGCCGCCGAGGATGCCCGACGGCAGCGTGATCGTGCCGGGCCCGGACGCCGTCGTATTGGCGGCGCCGGTCACATATGCGAGCGTCACGAGGGCCCCCTACAGGACGAACGTTGAGTAGGTTTTTGCATATTTGGTACAGAATGTCTTGCTAGCCGCGATCAAATTAGAGTCGGCACCGGGCGTCGCCACCACGCCGCCCACCGTTGAGTTGAACTGTGAGAAGTACGCAGCCGATGTGTGCGGCCCGGCGCCGGTGGCCGCGGCGTAATCCGCCATCGTCGTCATCCACGTAGCCGCATGCGGCATGTTCGTGACGGCTTCCGAGTTGCCGGCGCCGATCTCGGCGAGCCCCCATCCGGCGCCGTGGCCAGCCGCGAACGCGACCGCGCTACCCAGCTTCGTCGCACCCGACTGACTGAAATCAGCGTCCTTCGATTCGTACATGTCCCATCCAACGACATCGATCTCACGATCGGCACCGTCGGCGCCGAACCAGAATTGCGACGGCAGGCCGTTGGTGACGCCCGACGTCAGCGAAAAACCGGAAAGGATCATGTTGGTATAAACGTGAGGCTTTTTCACGGACTTGATAAGCGCGTAGCCGTGCCGCTTCGCCGCGTTGACCTGCGCGAGCGTCATCACCGTGAACGGGTACGTTCCCTGCCTGAGCTTCACATCGAGCTCATGCTGTATCTCGATGAACACGACGTGAGAGTCCGGAACCGACGTCACGAACGCCACGATCGCCACGTCCAACGCACCCGACGCCAATTGTTGCATATCAGGCTTAAACGAATAGACGCTCGCGCGCTTGCCGATGTCGTCGGCGGCCGGCGACAGCGAAAACGTCGACGGACACATGCCAGAGCTGTACGTGCGTGAGCAGCTGAACGGCCCGGCGAGCGGCTCCAAAGCGTTAATCTCCGCTGCGGAGTGCGCGGACACACCGAACAGACATCCGGCGCCACCCGGCGGTGGTGGCGGTGGTGGCGGCGTACCGCCCGACGGTGGGATCAGCGGGTCGCCGGGCTTGCCGATCGGCGACCACCGGCCGCCGATCATCACATACCGTGTGCGGCGCGGCATTACGGTGCCGTGTCGTCGTAGAGGTCACCCGGCGCCGCATACGCCGGCGTACCGCCCGCCGGTGGTGTGTTCGGTCCAATCCAGTCGACGACGTTCGTGCCGGCGATGTCCGGCCGCGGATTCCATGTGCCATCTGGGTTGGCTGGCCACGCCAGTACGGCCAGCGCCGCGAGTGCGGCGAGGTTGGAGAGTAGGCCGCCTGAGTCGGCAAGCTGCTGAGTCAGTGAGTCGATCTGATCGCCGGCGTTGTTGCACACGATGGAAATGCGGGGGCCGCCGGCCGCCGACGCCCACATGCGCGAAATCCCGTCGGGCCCGTAGAACAGCGGGATAGTGCCGATGGTGAGCCCGTCAGTCCCGTCGGACGATTGGATGCTGTCCGTCGCCGTGGCGCCGTCGCCGAGCAGTAGATCTGTGATCTGTTCCCCGCCGGTCTGGAGTGTCCAGAACGTAATATTCGCGGACGCGAGCACGGGTGTGACGCCGTCGTCAGCGATGTCGAACGTCCAGCCGTCGAGCGTCAGGCCGTAGCTATTCCGTGCCATGCCCCCACCTTCCGCATCAGAGGAACCACACGACGTCAGAGCACGACACGACATCGTCGGCACCGATCGACGTCTGCGAATACGCCTGCAGGTTCACAGTGCCGTCATTCCCGACGTTGCACAGCACATCGAAATCGCCGTTGAGATATGACATGAATCGGACGATATGATCCTTCGGCGCCAACGCTGGCGGCATCTTCGCGATGACAGCCGCTGTCGACGGCGCCAGCGTTCCGGACGTCCGCGTCACCTGCAGGTGCATCCGCACCATCCGGCCAACCTGCTGCACGTACGACCCGTCCGTGATGTCGAACTTGGTCACGGACGTGAGCGGAATGTACCCGGATTCGCTATTCAGCGCGTCGTACGCAGTGCCATTGCCAACGGCGTACAAACCTGACTCATACTCGTAGATCGTTTGACCCTTGACCGCTGGCGGCCTGCCCGCGCCCGTTGAGGTGATGTAGCCGGGCCGCGCAATCCAGTAGCCGAGCTTCTTCGTCAACGCGCTCGCGGCGATCGAGCTGGCACCGTTCGGAATCTTGAAAACACCGAGGGGATATTCCCACACCCCCGAGTCGTTCGACGTATCCGTCTGCGTCGCTGCCGGACCCGCCGTCGATGATCCACCGGTCACGATGGCGGCGCGCACCGCGTTGTCGATTGAACGGTCGAGACGCCACACGGCAAGGTCGTACCGGTCGGCACCAGTCGAGTTGGCGGCGCACGAAATCGTCGTGTCCGTCGTGCCCTCAAGGTAGATACAGCCGCGGACGAGCCCGCTGGAGCCGGCACGGAAGTGCGCCGCCCGCGTGCCGGTTCCGTCGGAGTAGACCGGGTACGGGTCGGTGGGCAGGCCGAGGATGCCGGTGGGATAGAACGCCTGAACCAGCGCCTCACCCTCGATGTCCGTGATGACGCCGACACCGGAGCCACCGTCACGGCTTCCCGAGGGGTAGCTGTCTTGCGCCATGGTCACGTCCTTTCGAGTGCGCCGAGGCGACGCCGGGTCGCCTGATTTTCCTTGATCTGCGCCGTGTCGGAGCTCGCCGAGCCCGTGCCTATCGTAGGCTGCACGGTTTCCACGCCATCCGGTCCCACGGTGATCGTGACCGAGGTGACGACGTCTTTGCCTGTGCGGCCCGGTGCGTATTCATATCCAACGATGTCTCCGACGTTATAGTCAACGCCGAGCACCGTACCGGGCGAATCCGTTGCGGCCGTCGTGAGCTGTGTTTGTTCGCCGTCCGTGGTGAGTTGATCGTTGCCCGCCTGCGTCAACGTGGCCGTGTCGGTGGCCGAGTTGGAGACGAACACCTCGGCCCGCCCCCATTTGGTGACCGCGGCCGAGTTGGCGACCTCGACAATGGTCCGGCTCGTACCCGTGCCGTCGCCACCCACGATCGCCACCGTGCTGGCAGGCGCCGTTTCGACCAGCTTGAGCGACTGGAGATTGCCGAGCGAGCGCGAGTAGACGATGGTGGCCGACCGGTCCACCGGCACATACACCTGAAATTCAAGTGACGGACCTGAAACCTGCCGGGTGCGGTAGCCGAGTCCGCCACCGGCGGCGCAGACGGTGCGCAGGATATCGCCGAGCCGATCGAACCGGGTCCAGTAGGTGACGTTCGAACCGGCGCCGGCATCGGTCTCGATGGTGAGGTTGGCGACCTTCCGTGCCGTGAGCGCGGAAGGTCCGACGTTGCGGTCAACGAGGTCCTTGGCGACAGTCTCGGCCGGCAAGCCCGGCGTCGTCAGGATGTCGGCGACGACAGACGATTGGTGCTCAGAGTCGTGCGTCGTGCTCGGGTAGGTGATGCGCCGAGCGATATCGAGCCCGTCGTCAGCAAACTGCATGACCATTTGCCCGGGGTCGGCGTCGTCGCCGGAGCCTGCCGACCAACTGATGTCGCCGGGCCGCTCGATCGGTCCGGACGCGAAATATTCCCATGCAAACCCGAGCGCGGGGGCCACGTTGCGCAGGATGACGATGCGGTTCGGCGGAACGGCGAGAGTGAGTAGCTCAGGCGTGAGGTTCGCAGTGACCGAGTAGGTATCAATATCGTTGAATCTAATGATGAGCGTGAGGCCTGACCAGCGCACGAACTGGCCGATCGGCTGGAGCGTGCCGTCCGTGAAATACAGCTGGTAGGTACTCATGCTTTTTTAAACCTCGGGTAAAAGGTCATGTTGACCCTGGTGCCCGCGCCGGAGCCGGTGGCCGCAAACCGGATGCCGGTCGTCCCGCGAGGAATGCCAAACAGCGACGAACCTGGCAGCACGAGCTCGCCCAGCTTCGATGCGCCGGCCGCATCCGTCACGGATGTGATGCCCGGCGTCGTGTCGACGATGCGCACGTCACTCGATGACAGCGACGACGCGGGATTGATGGTGAACAGCGTCGTTGAGTCGGTGCCGTCAGCGTTGAGCAGAATGGCGGAAAACTGGTCAAACGGCCCGTTGATCGTCCATAGTGGCCATGCCACCACCTGTCCTCGATTGGTGACGGTGGTGGCGCCGATGATGCGCGACGATGCCACCGACCGGTACGGCCCGTAATACGGCGACGCCGAGCCGGATGCCGTCGAGCGCTCGAACGTTGTCGGCGTCGGGTCGGAGAAGTAGCCGTCAGGGCACCACAGCTGCAGCGGGACAACGTTATAGATCCAGTCGTCGCCACCACCTGAGTCAAATCCTGCCTGGTAGTAGCACATGATGCGGCGCTCGGTTCCGTCGGCGCGCACGAATCGCATCATGCCCGGGCCAAGCTCCTCGGTCCGGGTGATCGCATCCTCTAGCTGATCTTCCGTGGCCTGAAACTGTGCCGGCGTATTGCCTGTGATGGCGGTGGGCAGCGTCATGATGCGCGCCTCAGGCCGCCACGAACGCTGCCGGGAGCCACCAGCAGGCATGAGATCAGTGGCCATGGTGATCGGCACTGACCCGAGCCCGGCGACACCCTGAGCGAGGAACCAACCGAGCTCCGGCTTCGTCATCGGGTACGCCACGAAATCCGGCGTCACCCACTCAACGTACGTGTAGTCGTACGCGCGCGTCGGCGACGGCTCGAATGGGATCGGCAATTCAGTGCCGATACTGAGAGGCATTAGCGCGGTCCCCCGTTCCGTGCGAGCGCGTCACGCCGCGCGTCGAGTGCCTCAAGGTCGGTGATCGATAGCTCAGCACGCTGCGGGTAGATGTTCGTAGTATGCCCGCCCGTCGTGGTGACCACAGGCACCGTAGCGGAGCTCGCGCTATTCAGACTAGCGACGGCCGCGGCCGGAGGCGCCAGCGCAGCCACAACAGCGGCGGTGGCCATGTGCGCCGAATCCTTGACCCCCTGTGCGTATCCCTGCATGGTGAACTTGCCGACCTGCGCGAATTCAGTCGACGGCGAGTGAATTCCGAGCGCCGACTTGGCGCCGCTGAGAACTTTGCCCATCGCATGCTTGACGACGTCGATGGCGTGCCCGATGTCGCTCTCGATGCCCTTTATCATGCCCTCGACCAGGGATCTACCGATTCCTTCCATGGCCGAGATGGCGCCGGATGCGGCGCCTTTCAGCTTGCTCCCCAGCGACGACAGTGCGTCGCCGGCCTGCCCGGGCAGCTTCTTGACCTCGGCGATGGTGTTGGACACGCCAGACTTGAACCGAGCGACCAGCGACGACCAGGCGGACGAGACGATGGAGCCGACGCGTGAGCCGAGCGACTCGATCGCAGCGACAGCGCGACCGGGCAATTCCTTGGCGGTGGCGATGGCGAGGTTGACGCCAACGACAAACCGCGTGTGAACCGTCGTCCACATTGATTCGATCTTGGCGATGAGATCTGTACGAAGCTTCTCGGCAAACGCCACGATCTTGCCCGGCCACGTCGTCACCGCGGTGACGACGGCATCGATTCCGGCATGGAACAGAGCGACCGCCGTCGACCATAGATCCTTGATGACCTGCCAGATCTTGCCCGGCAGCGTGAGCGTCAGCTTGATGATGGTGCCGATGGCGAAACCGAGTGCGAACAGCATGGCGTCGCCGGCGTCAACGATGATCTTCGCCAGCAAGCCGGGCAACGCCTTGAGCCCAGCCAGCATCTTGCCGGGCAGCGAGGTGAAGAACGAGATAACGGCGTTGAATGCCGCGGCCACGCCGGACGCGACGTTCTTGCCCAGCGACGCGAAAAATCCGCCGATGGATGATCCGATCGAGGTGAAGAACCCACCGACGGCCGAGAGCGCGTCGCCGAGCCCGTGCAGAATCGACTCGCCGATCTTGGCAAAATTCAAGCCGGTGAGCAGCGTCGAGAACGACGTCAGCGGCCCGGTCAGCTTATTGAGCGGCGAGAGCAGCTCGAACAGCCCTTTGGCGATGAGCGAGATGAGTGGCGCGATCGCCTTCGAGGCCAGCAGCCCAACCAGCACGGCCGCGAGTTTGATGATCGGCGCGGCGATGTCGACAGCGATGGTGAGCAACTGCGCCAGCAAGGTGATGAGCGGCGTGAGCGCGACCACGATCTGTACGACCGGTGGCAGGATCGAGATCAGCGCCGGGATGATCGGCATCAGCGCGTTGAGCAGCGTGACCACCAGCGGCGCGATAGCGGCGAGGATCGGCCCGAGCGCGGAAGCGAGAGCCGACACAACAGCACCGATGACCGGCGCCAGCGCCTGAATGATCGTGGTGACGACGCTGAGGATCGGCGCGAGCACCTGCCCGAGCACCGTTCCAATCTGCACGATGACCGGCGCCAACGCCTTGAAAACCGGTGCGAGGGTCGAGGCCAGCACGTTTCCGAGCGTGACCACAACGGGCAGCAGCGGCTTGAGCGCGGCCGACAATCCCGTGACGATGGCGGAGATGATCGGCGCGAACGCGGACACGATCGGCGCGAGCCCGCTGACCAGCGCCGATATCAACTTGGCCGCGAGCGGCAGAATGGGCGCAATGGCGGCCGCAATTTTGCCCAGCGCCGCGCCCGCGGGAAGTAACGCCGGGCCGAGGGTGCCGAGTCCAGTGGACAGCGCGGTGACCAGCGGCGTGAGAATCGGCGTGATCGCTGAGATGAGATTCGCCAGCACCGGCAGAATCGACGAGACCAGCCCACCGATGGCGGGCGCGAGCACGTCGAGCGCCTTGCCGACAATCGGCGTGATCTGCGCGAGGCTGTTTTTGATGGCAGGGATCGCCGGCGAGAACGCGTTACTCAGCGCGATCGAGACTGTGTCTTTAAAGGTCGAGAACACGCCGAGCAGGGTCTGCGCTTGCTTGTCCATCGCTCCGGCTGCGCCGGGGAATTGTTTCATTCCCTGCAGCAGCTCTTGCACGCCGTCAGCGCCGGAGATGCTGCCCGCGCTGATCTCTTTCATGACCTGCGCGGTGGTCTGACCGCGCGCTGATGCGATGGCTGCGACGCCGGAGAATCCGGGCAGCGCCTCGGAAATCTGGTCGAGGTTGTCGAGCGTCAGCTTGCCGGCCGAGCCAATCTGACCCATGGCGAGCGAGACGGAGTTCAGCCCTTGCGCGCCTGCGCCGGTGACTGAGGCCACGTTGCCGACGGTGGTCAGAAACGGGATTAGCTGATCTTGCGAGAGTCCGACGGACTTGCTGAACGCATCGAAGCGCCCGGCCGTCGCTGTCAGGTCAGTGAACTGAAACGGCGTCGCGGCAGCGAATTTCTGCAGCTGAGTGAATTGGGCGTTGCCTGCCTTGACGGAGCCCGTCAAGCTGTCGAAACTGATCTTGGTCTGTTCGAGCGTAGCCGCGGATTTGAGGCCGAACGCTGCGATACCGGCGACGATGGCGCCGCCACCGATCGCAGCCACCTTGAGCCCGGTCGCGACCACCGACGCAACGTTGCTGAGGCCCTTCTTTGTCGCGTCGCCGAACTTCGACGAAAACGACTTGCCTGCCTGGTCGCCCGATTCCTCAACCGCCGGGCCAACCGACGCCTTGAGCTCGGCCGCGAGCTCACTCTGCAGCTTGCCGGCGAACCCCTTGGCGCTCGGAATAATGGTGACGTACGCGGTACCAACTTCGATCGCCACGCGTACGCCACCTCCCCTATGTCGGCTCGGCCGTCTGACCCATCGGCGCGCGGCCAGCCATCCGAGCGAGCTCCGCTTTCATTTCCTCAGCCGTGTGACCGGCCGCATCACCAAACTGTCGCTCAGACTTGCCGTCGACCCCCGGCCGCGGGATCGGCCGAGGTCGCTTGCCCTTGCCCCCGCCGCGCTGCCAGTTCGCCTCAGCGAGCCGGTCATGCACACCCGCGACCAGTTGGGCCAACAGCGCCCATTCATTATCCTGCCCGAGCGCGACCCGGACATATGCCGAGTCGCGAGCCGGATTCCGTATGAAATTGTGCAGCTCTTGCCAGCTCACGTCCGTCAGGTGCCAGCCGGCTCGGAGTAGATCCGCCTGTATGGCGTCGCCGTGCTCACGCAGGATGGCGACGACGCCGGCTATTCCCCCGGATTCATGCCCGAGTGCCCGAGCCAGCCGACGAACAGCGCTTCGGCCTGCCGGATGGTGAATCGGTTGGCCGAGAACGACAGCCAAATGTCGGCGCCTTCCGAGTCCGGCGAGCCGTCGTCGCCGAGTCCGAGCCGGATGGCGTTCTTGATGGCCTGGACGTTGCCGGTATCCGCCAACTCAACGATCTCGATCGGCAAATCGTTGAGGTCGCAGAGCTCGTACCGTGTCCCGCCGAGCACGACCGGGTACGGCGTGCCGACGTTGCTGATCGCGTCGAGGTCGAGCGCATCGGCGTTGAGGTCCGGGATCGCAGCGAGCGTACGTGCGGCCGACTTGGCCGTTTTCCGTGCGCTCGCCGGTCGGGTTGATCCTGGCATTTCATGATCCTTTCGGGTGATGTTTCGACTGTGGATAGTCCAATGTGGTCTATCCGGAAGTTCGCTAGCTGGCCTTATGCGGCAGGCGCCCAGCTAGCCTTATCGCTGAACTTGGTGCAGACAACACCGTTGTTCGGGTACATGGTCACGGTGACCTCGTACCCGATCTCAGTGTCGGACTTGTAGACGAGATCCGACCGGGCGGAAACCTCACCGTTGCTGATGTAGATCCGCTCGTGATCGTTGCCGTCGATGATGTCGAGCACGAACGCGCGCGGGTCCGGCGTCGGCACCATGATGTCGATCTTGTAGCCGGTCGAACCGTCCGAGACCATGACCGAGCCCTTGTGATACAGCTCGACAGCCTCGCGCTTGTTCTCGATCATCATGAACTTGATCGTGGCCGTAGAGCCACTGATGATCGTCCGGACGGTTACCCCGCCCTGCCATGCCTTGATCTCCGTCGTGTCGTCGGAGTACGACTCGGTGATGCCGTCGTCCGATATGTACCCGAGATCCGCGAACAGCACATCCAACACTGCGATGGCGGTAGCGGGTGCGTCGGGTGCGTCGCCGGCCGCGCACGCGTAAACGGCGCCCGTGACGGCGACATTAACGTTTGACGAGCTAGTAGCCACGGTGATGCCCCTCTCTCTTGCTAGGCGCCGACGGCGCGTAGGCGAATCTCAGTCGTGAACAGTACGATCTCACGTGCCGAGTCAATAGGATCATCGAACCTCCCCGGGCCGACGAATTCAGCCGCCTGGCCGAACCGCGCGCCCCCGTAGATCGCATTGAGCGACCCGCCGATGAGCCCCCGCGCAAGCTGCGCGAGTTTCATTTGATCTTCCCCGTCCGATGTCGCGTCCGTGAAATACCAAACCTGAAAATCCAGCCGCGCCGCATCTTCGACCAGGTTCGTAATCACGCCGCCGGAGCGCCGCACCCGGATGTGCCGGACTGGCGTCGCACCCGGCGGATACTGCGTCGACACCCTCACGCCGGCAACGAACGGGTACGCGGCCTGGTCGACTCCGGCGAGCAGGGAACGGAGCGCCAGCGTCACCGCGCGCTCAGCGTCCGGATACAGGATCACCTCACCCATTGGCCGCGTCCATTGCCTGACCAAGCACCCGGTCGCGTGCCTCGACCGCCCGGGCCGCTGGGTGCTCAGCCACCACGCGGATACGCGCCCGGCGCTCACCCCTGCCGACAATGACCTTGGTGGTGATGTGCCCGGGCACGCCGGCGACGTCACGGGCGCCGACCTCGATAGCGGCGTAACGCGCGTCGGCCGCGGCCGACACCCGGTTGCCCATAACCTCTAATTCTTCGCTGACACGCTCGCTCAGCAGCAGCTCACGGATGCCCTCCGTGTTCAGCTCGATCCGAACTTTTCCCGTCTGCCACCCGGCCGTATCGCCTGCCATGTCAACCCCTCACGTCGACAAGGAACAGCTCGACATGATCGAGCACACCGGTGGCATAGATAAGCGGCTCGCCGTCGACGTCGTACGTCGAGCCGGCGTACGTGGCGCGATCCGTCGCAATGATGTCGACACCCGGCGGCGCAATGACCAGCCACCGGCGCTGTACGGTGTCGCGCGCCTGCCCGTCGTGCACCTCGGCGAGCGCGAGCGGCTGCACGCTGCAACCGTCGAGGTCGAGCGCATCCGCACTTGCCCAGTCGAACACATCGTTTCCGTACGCGTCGGCGTTCTCGACCAGCGGCGCACGCAGCCGGGTAATTGTCTGCGTGGCGAACGAGATAGGCAGCGTCATCGGTAACCACCTCGGAACGGGACAAGTCGTTGCTGGTCATTCGCGGTGATCTCGATATTGGGCATCGTGCCATCCGAGCGCGCCGCGAGCCGCACGGAAACAGCACCCGCCTGCTGCTGCGCCACCGGCAGTGCGCCGACGAACACCCTGCCGACCAGCTGACACGAGAGCAGGCTGAGATCGGCCGGCGACGTGACATATCCGTGCGTCACCACGGCATTGATGCCGCGGCGCCGCCGGGTCCACCAGCGGCCGTATGTTTTCTCGATGACACCATTGCGCGACCATTCGTAATCAGTGTCGACCAGCGCAGTGCCGTTCTCCGTGATCGAGGTGACGCCGGCGAGCAGGCGCACGGGGAGCACCAGCAGCGGGCCGCCCTTGCCGTCGATCTCCAGCTCATCATCGACCAGCTGAGGCCAGATCTGCCACTCGCAGTAGCGCCGGATTTCAGCGCTGGCCGCGGCGAGAAACATTTCCACGCTGGCCGTGTCCGCGCCGGAGAGGTCGCGCCGGGCGTAGGTGGCGAAATCCTCGGCGGTTGCGAACGCATCATAGTTACCAAGATCGTCCATCACTCACCTCGCCTCGACGTCGCGGAAGCCGTGCGCCGCGAGGTGCCCGCACCGACCAAACGATCAGCAGGATCACCTGTGCGACGTCGCGCCCGATGAATGATTACGGCGCTCAGCGTACCCGTTACCGTCGCCGAGCCAATCACCTCGCCGGACACTGACGGTTCGAATGGGTCGCCGTTGACGGCGCCCGTGACATCAGCGGTTCCCGCGGCCGATCCGACCACCTGAACAACGCCGGCCGCCGAGCCGGTCACGGTGGCCGAGCCGACCACTGCACCGACGGCGACGCCGGTGGCCGAGATCGAGCCCGTGACGTCGACAGCGCCCGCGGATGTTCCGTGCACAACAACGCGACCACTGACGGCGCCCGCCACCGCGGCTGATCCGGAGACCGTGCCGTGTACGGCGATACGCGAGGAAACAGCACCGGCCACCACAGCCGAGCCGGCAGCCGAGCCGTGCACGACAGCGCGACCCGGCGCCACACCCGTGACGGTGGCGGCGCCGACGACGGCGCCGTGCACGATCGGATGCCCGGCGATGGCGCCGGTGACCGTACCGGCGCCCACCGCAATACCGCTGACAGTGTCGGGCCCGAGCGCAGCCGCATCCGACCAGCCGATGCCCTCGAGCTTGCCGCTCGCGTTCGCGGCGGCCGTGGCCTGCCCCCACACGATCCGCTGAATCGTGCCGGCGAAATTGTCCGTCAGCGCGCCGGAATCCTGTGCCGCGGTCAGCGAGTCGCCGACGAAGATCTGCAGCCGATAAGCGCCGGTTGTCGTGCCGACAACCGACCACTCGACCCGGTACCGCACGCCGGCCGTAAGCGCGCTCGACGTGAAAATCGCCGTGCCGTCACCACGCTGAAACACCAGCGTATGCGTGGTGGTGTGATGCCAGCGCCAGCGTTGATTCGTGTTCCCGGTATCCATGCCGCGGGCCATGATCGTGTTGCCTGCGGTACCGAAATCCGCCGGGTCGAGGTACATCCGCATAAACTGCACGGCCGTCGTGTTCGACGGATTGACACCGGACGTCGTACCCCATGATCCGAGGCACGCCGCGCTCGCCACGGTCGCGTACGCCAAGCAGTTTCCGCCCGACGGTCGCCGGCAACCGCCCGAGCTGGAGTATGTCAGCGACGCGCCCGAGCCGATCGTTACGGCAGAAAACGCCGTGCCGACACCCGAATCGGAAATGGTCGGCGTGGCACCGGCAGTGCCCTTCGGCCAGAGTGTCAGCGTCGTCACGGCGCCGCCGTTAGTCCGCGGTCAAGCTCAGCGAGCCGGCAGGAATCTTGAAATCGTCGCCAGAGTTGACCGTCTTGCTGGTCATGGTGTCGTGCATCCACCGGAACGGCGTGCCGGCCGAGTCCCAGATCTCCCAACCGACAACCGTGCACGCGGGCATGCCCGTGATAACGATGTCGCTGCCATTCGTGCTGGCGCCCCCGGCGCTCGACGCGCTCGGCGTGATGCTCGGCCCCGAATACGACCCGCCTGCGACCTCTGTGCCGGCCGACGAATCGTCCCCGTTGGCTGTCATGAGCTTGAGCTTGAGCGGTGTCGTCGGCGCGGTCGCGCCCGAGTTTCCGGTGATGAAGTTCAGGACGCGCGACTCAGCCGCATCGGTCAGGCTGGCCATTACTCGGCCGCCGTCGTCTTACGCGGCCGGCCTGGACCACGCTTCGGCGCCGTCACGGGCGCGAGCGCCTTATTGGCAACGTCGGCGGCCGGCGTGTCGATCTCGGCCGCCTGAGTCGTGCCGGGCTTGGCGGGCGGTACGCCATTGTTGTACGGCGCGGAATCGGCGTACGCCGGGTGCGATGGGCTGATCTTGTGCAGCGCCCACATTTCGCCGCGGCGGCCGACTCGCAGCCACCGGGTTTCACGCTCTCCAGCCATGCCCGCCACCTCTCGTAGAGCGTCTATCGGTTGACTCGTGCTCGCCGCGCCGCATCCGCATCCGGCGGCGCCGCACAGCGAGCACGAGTCGCCGTTCATTACGCGATCACGCCGCCGTTGTGCAGCGACGCCTTAACGGCCGCCTCGTACGTGCGGCTATTCGCCATGTCCGTCACCAGTGCGTTGACCTGCGTGCGAATTGCAGCGAGATCAACCTTGATCGCGGCGAGCAGCGCTTGCTCATTGCTGCTGTACGTGCCTGCCGGCGTCTGCGTCGCGGTGAGCGCCGCCACGGCAACGCCCGTCTTGGCGACTACATCCGCGACAGCGACGCCCTTGCCGGTGGCACCGGTGCCGATGTTGTAGCTAGTTCCGTCAGTAAGCGCCATTGTGGCACTTCCCCTTACTGCTCAATGAGCATGTAGGACAGCGTATGAGCCGTGGCGTCCGTATTCTTGATCCACACGTCCTCATCGCGAACGCGAATCGGCACGAGTGGTAACGCAGCCGAGCTCGCAATCGCGAAAACGGCAACCGTTCCAGCGGAGTCGCTGGCAACCTTTACAGCGCCAGAGCCACCAGCCGAAACGTAGACATCCCAGGATCCTTGCGGCGAGGCTCCCGCGAACGCAAACGCGCCCACGGTTGCACCCACCGCAATGGATACGGTCCCGGTTATCATTCAGTAATGCCCGACATGTCCGCGATCACGAACGCGTTTGGCTGCACGATGCCGAACGCATAACGGTCCTCGGCCAAGATCGCGACCATGTTGCGGATGAAGAAATCTGCGTGTGAGTTCGAGACGGCGAGCGTCGAGTCTTCGCGATCCCAAACGATGCCCTTGCGGAAATCGCCACACACGATCGTGCCCTGCGCGACCGACTCGGACTCGACGACGGGGAGACCCCAAATCGTCGGGGTGCCGAGCTGCTGCGGGCCGCCGAAATAGTACCGGCCCGTGTTGTCGACCAGCAGATCGATGGCTTCCCAGTCGTACGGGTGCATGAGGTACGCCGTGGCCAGCGAGCGGCCGACAACGCGCACGAGCGTACGCATGTGCCGAACGGCGCCCAGTGTATCGATGGTAGGCGCGTACGCCTGCGTGCCGTCGACGCTGAGCAACCCGTCGAAGTTCTCGCCGGTGCCGTCGCCGTTGATAATCTGATCCTCGACCTCTTCCCTGAGGCCGTATGTGAGGAACGCGTCGATCAGGGTGCGAATCTGCGCCGCGTCCGTCAGGGCGCGGGTAGTCGCCGGAATCCAGTGCGCGAATGTCCGGACAAGCGACGTCTTCTTGTCCAGCGCCAACCCCGATTCGGACTTGACACCGTGCGCAGCGTCGACGCTGCCCGGCGTCGCCGTCGTGGTCGACTCGGCCACCGGGCTCGCGTTGTTCGTCGTGCTGGTCACCTGCACATAGTCGACAGCGTCACTCGTGGTCTGACCCTGAGAGAACAAGCCCTGAACGTTGAGCGGACGTTGGAACTGGTCGAGGCCAGCCTGTAGGCCGATGTTGTCATTGATGACAAACGCACCGGCAGACGTATCCGAACCGCCCGTGACCAGCGTCTTGAGCTGGACGGCGCCGGACTCGATCCGGGTCTTCTCACGGAACCGGCCGTTTGGCGCACTCTTGATCAGCGTCTTGTACTCGTCGCTGCCGACGAACGCCTCGCCGATGGTCTTGCGACGCCGGCCGCCGACAGCAGCCTGTGCCGCGGCCAGCTTCTTGGCAACGTTTTCCGGGTCATCGTCGACGAAATCCGACATCGAAATGTCGCCATCGAGCCCCTTGAGCTTGTCGCGCATCGTCTTGTCCGCCGTGGCAAGCGACTTCTTGCGCTTGAGATCGGCGATTTCTTCCATCTTGCTGCCGATCTCGGCGTACTCGGCGTCAGTCATCTGACGCTTTTCGCCATCGGCGGCATCCGCGATTGCGCGCGCCGCGAGTGCGGCCGTCTTAATCGATGCGTTGAGCTGCTCCAGCGTCACCGCATGCCCCTCTCTGGATAGTGGGTTTGCCTCGACCTATTCGCTGTCGACGTCTGACAGTTCAAGATCAATGAGGGCCATCACTCCAGCGGCGCGCAGGTTGGACGCTCCGACACCATCGGCTGAGCCGTCCGTGTCCCCGTCGGTGCTGCCATGGCTGTTGTTCTTGGTCTGGTTGGATAGTACATGTTTCGCCGAGTCGCACGGAACACCAAGCGTCACGAGCGCCGCGTGCATGTCCGTCAACGACTTCATATCGGCATCGGAGTGCCGGGCGCCCGCCTTGACCCTCGATGCCAGATCGATGATCGTGCGCTTCGCGCCGATCAAGGTAGTTTCTTGGTTCGCGCCCAGCAGCGTCGGGCCAACCTCGTGCAGATCAACCGCCTTGATGAGCCAGTTTTCCTCGCCGGCGTACACGCCGTAACCGGCGTCCATCTCGGTGTACGCGAAACTGAACTGCGTCACCCGGCCGCCCGCCATGAGCCTGCTCACCTGAGCGGCGCGCGGGTTTGTGTCAATGTCGTTCTGTCCGAGCACCCATAGGCCGGGCGGGGAATCGGGCGCGAACTTGGCGGCCGGCACCTCTTGCGCATCGAGCACGACGCCGATATGTGAATCGGGGTCTTGCCAGTCGTGCGACCAGATAACCGGGATCGGATCGCCGGTTTTCTGGTAGGCCGCGAGCGTGTCGTTGAACGCTCCCGGCAGCATGACGTCGCCGTACGAGTCGACGTTGCCGAACACGGACACGATCGCCGAGAACTGACCCGGCTTGAGGTCGCTGCCGTCTTGTCCGGCGGCCTTGATGACGTGCGCGCGAGCTCGCTTCACGATCAATTCATTGGTCTTGACCCTCATGCCGCAACCCCTTCCGGGATGATCTCGATGTCGCAGTTGCATCCGGCGACCTGATTTTCGTCGAGGTTGATCGAGTCGCCCGGCCACCGGGCGCCGTTCGAGAAATGCTCATCGAGCCCGACGGTTTCGCCGTTCAGCTTGGCATGCTCGGGCCGCGGATTCTCGCCGGTGAGCCAGCGCTTCCGCGCACCGAGCCCGGCCACCTGCCGGCCAGCCTCGACCGTCGACCATGACGCCACGGAGGTCGCCTGTGTGCGACCTCCCTCCACGGCGCGCTGAGCGATGGCGAGCGCGAACACGGCCGACAGCGCCGCCTCGACGTCGTGCGCGAGCAGCGCCGTGGCAATTTGGTTCTTGGTCACCGTGTTGATACTCGCCGCGACGCCGGCCGTCTGCGCCTGCAGGTAATGCACGGTGTCGTCCGGCTCGTACCCGTCCGGCGACCCGAGCGACTTGGCAACAGTGCTGCCGGTCAGGGCCGCGAGCGGCGCCGCGAGCCGGTAGAGATCAGCGCCGAGCTCACCATTCCACCGGTCGAGGTCGAACAGCTGATGCACCTCGGTGTCGGCGCTGGCCTGCGCATATTTTCCGATAACGGATTTCAGCTGACGCCCGAATGTGGCTGCGAGCATGTCGACGTGTGCCTTGACGGCAGCATCCGGCGCCGCGGCCTTGCTGCCGCGGCGCTTCGGCGGTGCCGGGTCGTTCGGATTGAGGGGGTTCTGATCGGCCGGGTCCGGCGCCGAGTCCTGCGGGGAAGCCTGCCCTCCGGCCGTCACGTTCAGTGGCGTGATGAGCTCGTCGCCACCTTCGATCGCCGGCAGGTTGATTCGCCCGCGGCCCTCGTTGCGGGTCATGTACGGGCCGCCGATAGCAGCCTGCAGCATCGTCGCCTGAGACTCGAAATCGCCCTTGAGCTTGGCATTGATGTTGTACTCGACGTAGTTCTTGCGGGCATCGTAGAAGTCGGGCACGAGCTGAGTGTTGATCTCACCCTCGCTCGATACCGTCCATGGGCCGAGCGTGTCTACGTACAACTGCACATGCTGCTCATCGATGTTCGACAATGTCGCATGATCGAGAATGCCGACCAGCGGCGGGGGAATGTGATACGCCGCCGCGACCTCTTCACGGGTCAGCTTCCGGCTCTCGACGTACTGAGAGTCCTTCGGCGAGTAGCCCGCCTGCTGCCAGGTCATGCCGTCTTCAAGAACCGGCGCCGATCCTGACTTGGCACCATCGAGCAGATACGCCGCCCAGTCGGATTCGAAGCGCTCGCGTGCGGGCGTATCCCATTCCGGCGCCTCGGCCGGCCGCGAGATCACGCCGGACGAGATCGCGCCGCGCTCCCACAGCGCCTCACGACTGGCCGTGGCCGCGTATTCCTCGCTCAGGATCGTGCGCAGTGACTCGATCGGCGACACGCCGCGCCGCGTGTCTTCCGGGTCGTACCCGGCAAACGTGACGATGTCAGCGGACGGCACGTCCAAGAAACCCTTGGTGCCGTAGATGCGATACGCGTCGACCTCGAACCAGTCGCCACCGACCGGCATGATCCGACTTGGCGGGATGCGCCGGAGAAATCCAGGTGCCTCGCCGACGTTGGAACGGATCTTGAGCCAATACGCCGTGTCGTACAGCGCACGGTCGGCGAACATTCCGTAGTTGAGCCGGTAGCCAGTGGTGGTCGGGTTCGCCGAAAACTCCAGCATGTACGCGAGCTCGGATTCATCCATCGTCAGCCGCTTGCGGTCCGTGTCTGACGTGCGCTCGAACGTCTGGCAGGCCAGCGACGCGAGGTTGCGCGCGAGGAAATCAACCACCATCCGCACGGCAGGCTGCGTGCGGTAGATCTGCGCGTACGTCAGCGCAGCGTGCCGGCCGATGGCGATGCCGCGGCGCGTCGGGAAGCCGAACGGAGTGATGTCTTGCCCGATGGTCGCCAGCGACCCATCGGAGATGACGAATGCCACGCCGGCCCCTCCCCGCTAGACGGTCTGAACGAAATCAATGGCCGAGCATGGAATGCACAGCGTGCCGTCGGCCGGGGCGGACTTGCTCGGGTCCATCCGCGGCTCGCCGACGCGACCAGCTGTGACGCGCACGCACCATGGCCAGCTGAGCGCCTTGGTGCCCATGATGGTACGGCCCGTGCGGAGATGCACCACTACGCGCCGCTGCCTCATCTTCGACCCACCACAGTCAGCCCCCTGTTCGCGTACGCGCTCCGGCGCTCCGGTGGCGCCGCCATCGCCCGGTTGAGTGCGATGGTAGCGGCCGCAACGCCGTCGATCTTATCGGCCGACCGGGCCCGGTCCGGCTTGACGTTCCCCGCGGGATCCATCGCCACCGCGAGGTTGCCCACCATCCACCGGGCAACCGGGTGTGATCCGTGCCGGAAGATCGGATTTTGCGGGGTCGAGGCCAAGATCATGCGCTTGAGTTCCTTGAGCGGTGGCGACAGCGACGCGAAACCCTGCCTGACCGGCACGAGCTTGAGACCCTTGCCGGTCAGGTTGTTCACGATCGGCGCCGCATTCCACGGGTCATAACCGATTTCCCGCACCGCGTACGTCTTGTGATCCTCCTCGATGTCGTTCTCGACCTGCTCATAGTCCTGTACGTCGCCGTCGGTGACAGTGAAACGTCCGTCGCGGCGCCAGCCCTCCGCCATTTTGCTCGTACGCTTCACCAGCTGCTTATACGCACCCTCAGGGAGCCAGAACCGCCACTTGACGTCGTAACCGCCGTCGCCGTCCGGGAACAGCAGCGCGTACGCGGTGAAGTCCGACGATGACGCCAAGTCGAGGCCGCCAAACGCCGCCCGGGCCGCGAGTCGGCCGATATCGACGATCGACATGCAGTTATCCCATGATTTGATCGTGATGTACGTCGTCGATTGCTTCGTACGGATGCCGAGGTGAAGGCGGAGATATTTCGAGTAGTCTGCCGGCGACTCACGCGCCACGGTGGCCTGTCGCGCCAGGTACGAGCGCGTCGGCGACACCCCGAAACCGGGATTGGCCAGCCGCTGCGCCTCTTCGCTGAACAGATCGATACCGAGCTTGTCGGCGTCCTCTTCCGAGTCGGCAACCGCCCAGATCACGCCGTATGTGGTCGGGTCGAGGTACGCGCGCTCGGCCAGCTGCACGATGCGGTTGCGCTTGCGGACATACACCGTATCCGGCTTGCCCTCGTCGGCGGTGGTGATGAGTACGCCGAGCGGTTGCGTCCGCGAGCCCGTGCCGGTCTCGATGGTCTCGATGAGCTCCGGCGACTTGTGCACGTGCACTTCGTCGACGCAGTAGAAATGCAAATTGGCGCCGTGCATGCCCTCCGCGACTGACGAGACAACGGAGAATTCGGACGCCGTCGCAAGATGGATGATCTTCTTGCGATAAGCCTTTGCGTACGGCTTGAGAGCTGGCGAGGAATTGACCAGCGAGCGCACCGGGTCGAACACGAATCCAGCCTGTTTTTCGGTGGTGGCCGCGGCCACGCATTCCGCGCCGGACTCACCGTCGGCGCACGACATGTAAATGCCGAGACCACCGATGAGCGTGCTCTTGCCGTTCTTCCGGGAGACCTCGACCCACAGCTCACGGATGATGCGCACGAGCTCGTCCGGGTCATCGCCGTAGTCGATCCAGCCGAACACAGGCGCGATGATCCACGCGATCTGCCACGTGTCAGGGTTCAGCGGCCGGCCAGCCCACTGGCCTTTAGTGTGGCGCAGGTTCCGGAACACGGACAGCACCTTGTCGACCCGGTTGCCGTCGAACAGCGCCGTCCGCACGATCTCGCCGGGCTCCGGCGTCTTGTGCAGCGGCGCCTGCCAGACCTCGGGCAACCTGAGCCCGCGCGACAGCATGTAATGCGCCACCTCGGGCGACATTTTGAGCTCAGCGAGGTAGTCGGCGTCCGGCAGTTTCGGATGCGCGGAAGGACAGGACTCGCAGCGCACGGCCCGATAATTGACGGGCGCGGGCGGGCGCTTAGCCGGTGGCCGAGAACGGGTTAACGTCGCCATCTACGCCGCCACCCTTACCCAAATTGGCCAGCCCGCCCATGGCCGACGGGTTGAATCCAAACAGCGTGCCGAGCGCCTTGATGCGCATCGCCGCGGCGTTCTGGACAGCCACCGACGGGTTTGCCTTGCGCTCGATCACGGGCGCCGGGCGGAAGTAGCCGACCTTGCGGCCCTCGAATTCCGTCGCTACCTCTTCCGGGTCCCACTCAAGATCATCATAGGCGACGAACCTGACGCCATCCTTGACAGTCTCATGGATGAGACCGCGGCGCCGGATGTCGAGCGTCGCATCACGGAACTGCTCGACCGACTCACAGTAGGCCGCGAGCGCCGCGAAATCCTCCGGCTTCGTCAAGTTCAGCTTGACGATTTGCCCGACGGAGATCGCCCATACCTCGGCCGCGTATTCGCCGAGCCATGGCGGTGGCTCGGGTGCCGTGTCGTCGAATGGGGGCGGTGGCTCGACCACCCGGCCGCCCGAGTCGCGGCCAGCAGCGCGGCCAGTGAGCAAACGCAGGTTCGGCGGCGCCTTAGCCGGGCCGCGGGCACCCATTACAAACCACCGGCCGACTTGATCGTTTCGGCCGCGGCCAGAAACTTCGCGTCGATGTCGGGGCCTGGCTCGAAGCTCCACGGCTCAGGATCTCCACTCGCCCCACTGCCGACCATGTACCACCCGTCCGACTTCTCGCCGGTGGGGTCAATCGAGATCGCCAGCGCCACGCCACGCGGATGGAACACGGCGGCGTTGATGAGCCACAGCAGGCCCGACGATGAGAGCTCGGCGAGCGAGCGAACTGTTGGCCGGGTCTCGCCGTCAGCGGGCGTGAACGGTGGGCGGGATTCGATCGTCATCGCAGGTCACCCAGAATTAGCACAGAGTCGATCTTGATGAGTGGTCGCATCCGTGCCCCCTTGTCGATCTTGGCAATCCGGGAAAACCTGAGCGGACGAAAGCTTCTC